TACCTGGGTGGCACGGAGACGACGGCCATCTCCTGCGGTGGTCGCCCGGCGATCCTGTACATCCCCCTCCAGTTCTGGTTCTGCCGCAACCCGGGTCTGGCGCTGCCCCTGATCGCCCTCCAGTACCACGAGGTGCGCATCAACGTCACCCTGTCTCCTGCGACGGACCTCGTCACGTCGACCCCGGGAACGACCACGGTGGCTCAGCAGGCGGCGAAGCTCCCCCAGCTCAAGGACATGGCGCTCTACATTGACTACATCTACCTGGATGTGGATGAGCGTCGTCGCTTTGCCCAGCAGTCGCACGAGTACCTGATTGACCAGCTCCAGTTCGGTCTCCAGCAGACGCTCACGACGGCGTCTGCTCGCATCGACCTGACGCTGAACCACCCGGTGAAGGAGCTGGTGTGGGTCTTCCAGGATGCCCGTAAGACGGACTGCGGCTCTGACCTGACCCGCAACCTGGGCTACACGCAGCCGTTCAGCTACGATGACATCGTCAACCGCTGCCGTCTGCAGATCAACGGCCAGGATCGCTTTGATGAGCGCTACGGCGACTACTTCTGGCGTGTTCAGCCTTACCAGCACCACAGCGGCGGCGCCTTCTGGCCGATGCGCGCTCAGGTCACGACCACGACGGCGTCTGTGATCACGCTCACTGGAAGCTCTGGTGTCAGCGTGTCTGGAGATGTCCTGACGATTGCTACGGGTACCACTGGACTCCCGACGGGCGCTGGTCCGTACATCACTGAGGGTGCCACGGTGACGACTGCGAACGGAGCCGTGTTCTCACCCGGAACGATCATCAGCGCATTCGGATCTGGCTCTGGAGGCGTGGGAACGTACAATCTCAGTGAGCCGGTCCTGGTGAATGGAGCCGTTGCCGTGGACGTGCTCATCACGCGCCCTAACGTGAACTACACTCCTCACGAGAACCCGATCAACGTCTACTCCTTTGCGCTGCAGCCGGAGGAGCACCAGCCGTCGGGCACGTGTAACTTCTCCCGCATTGACACGACCACGCTCGTGTTTGACAGCATCGCCACGTCTGGTCTTGCGAAGCCGACCAAGAGCACCCCGTTCAACTTCCGCATGTATGCCGTGAACTACAACATCTTCCGTGTCATGTCCGGCATGGGCGGTCTTGCCTACAGCAACTAAAGTGGCTACCCTATATAATGGACGAACCCGGTGCACCCCCTGCGGCGGATCAGTGCGTATTCCCTAACCGAGATGATCCAGATGATCGGGTCTTTGCAGTTGGTGAGCGCGTCTGCGTGAAGAATCACGAAGGCGAACGAACAATGGGAAAAATAGTGGAGCATACTCCATACCATTACGTGAAGCTAACGCTGGATACTGAGTTCCCGTCCCGTCTTGCAAAGGGGCAGGATAGAAAGGGAATCCCTCTGCAACAACCAAAGATCCACGTAGGTAAGATGGTCAGCGCAGATACGGATAACCCGGGCGGACATGACGAGGATCCCGCGGGTGGTCGCCGCCGCCGGTCATCCAGACGCATTCGGAAGCTCACCCGTCGGCACCGTAAGGGGAAGCGTTCTCGTAAGCTCCGTCTTAAGCTTCTCTAGATACAGAATTGCATCCATATGCTCCTCCTGTGCATGAACAATCCACTGAAGAACAGAAAGGTCCTTACGATCAAGGTTCGTTCCGTACTTCGCCTGTCCAAACTCCGACCGCTGCTTGAACTTCTCAATCACTGCGGCCACAATGCTGTCCATTTGTATAAGTAAGGTGTCAATGCTGAAAGTTGTAGTTGTCTGTGTGGTTGTGGCTCTCGTGCTGGTCGTGCTGTCCAATCCACAGACCTACTTCCGTAAGGAGGCTCCGACTACACGTTTGTATTCGGAAGGCACCCGTGAAGTCCTAAGGTCTGCTGCAACATTATCGGCGCCGGTTGACCCTTCCCAGGGCATTTTACGTGGTCTCGACCAAGGATATGTCCCATTTCGTGTGAGATGACATACTGTCGGTATCCATCCAGGTCCTGCCCACTCTTTGCAGTCCCGTGCTTCCACCGATCCTCATTGACCCACATCTCATTCCCGCCCATGATTGCACAGGACAGAGTGCCGTCGCATCCAACCTTCTCCAGTCCCTTCTGGGAGGACAAGTGGATCGTCACCTGCGGCTTGGACTTGACCATCACGAACTCGTATCCCTTGGACACCCATCCATCCGGATCGGCTAAGCAGATGACCACGTCCCGCGTGAACTCAGCCAGTGGGAAGTCTACGTCAGGGTCTACGACCACAGTGTACGTGATACGCACCATTAAAAATGGACGTGATTTTATAACTACAGGGACACTCAGAATGCCGAAGTGTTCTCATTGCAAGAAGAAGACCCACCTCGAGTTCAAGTGCTCCTGCTCCAACGAAAAAGTGTTCTGTGTCAAATGCCGCGCCACGGAGACTCATGCATGTGTACTCGTCTACACTCAGGTTGAGTTAGTCAAGGTCGTTGCCGAGAAGGTCGAGAAGATCTAGTCGCCGCCCGGTGGCGAAATCGGCATGAACTCCATGAGTACGTCCATGATCCGTACCACCTTTGCCGTTGTGAAGTTGAACCGATTCAGCACAGAGGCAACAACACCGCCATCTCGCTCAAGGAACTCTACCTCAATCGCCCCCGCAGTGTCGTAGATTTTTGCATACCAGGCATCTGCACTGGCAGGGGCTCCCTCATTGAGGAATGGTTGGAATGGGGTACGACTAATCTCCACCTCCAGTCCGTAGTTGAATTCAGCGTTCATCTTCGTGATTGCGTTGCGAATGTTGGTGTCCATGTTGTCCGATGCCCCCTTTTTCCCTGCGAGAAATCAAATCCGTTTTGAATACAAATGCACTTCCTGCTCGAAGCTCTGCTCGTCGGTCTCTTCTTCCTCCCCGTGTATTGGGTTGCCGAGAAGGCAGGGTTCTCCAAGTGGGTCACGCTCTTCCTTGCAGGTGCGCTGTTCCACGTTGTCGCCGAACTGACGGGCGTCAACCGCGCGTACGTGTTGGCGAAGGTCTGAGTGAGAATCAAATCGTCATAGAGATCAATGGAGGGCGCTACCTTTGCCAACGGTGTCGGCACACCCGCTGAGATGCCTTCGGAGGGGTTGTTTACTGCAGGGACCGAGGAAGAGTCCGTTAGGCAGCTAAAATCCCTTGACAGATACGAAGATGCCGTGGCGGAGGGCTTCAGCGGACCGGATGCGATCGCGTACAATACCCTGATTCTTAGCTTGGGAGGATCACGCAGGGGCACAGTTGCTACTAGCCGAAACACTGTGGTTGACGTCGTTGAGGGTGTTGTTTCGAGACGATGGGGCGTGTCTAACGATACAGATTATACGCCAGTCATTGTCGTGAGTGCAGAGGAGATGGATGAGGTTGGGATCCGGAATAGTTTGGGTCGTGAATTTGCGCCGTACTTCCTACACGTAGCTTTGCCGATGACCACACAGGTTGTCATCCCTCCGCCCATTATGAAGAAAGAACGTGCTGCGGTGATCGAGGCGACTACAGTGAATTCTCTTGCAGAGATGGGCAAGGCAGCTGCAGAGGGATCTGTCCTCATTGGTGCACTCACATCCATCTTCAAAGTGTGCGAACGAATCGTTGTCCACAACGACTTGTGGTTAGATGGGTTCCCCTTTCTGTGCGACAACATCTTCCTTGATCGGACACCATGCATCCTCTATGCCCTAAAGCAGGCTGTGGATATGGGTAGAACGGTCATCTTCGTAGATCTAGGACTGACCACACATCGGTGCAGCAAGGGTTTCCCGTATGAATACGATGTAGGTACGAAGAAGGCGACATGGACACGAGATAGGGATATAAAGCTTGTTGATCGCATACAACTGCCACCTGCAAGAGCTGGAAAAAGAAGAAGTAGAAAGACCCGTCGCCGCACTCGGCGGTCTCACGTCCGGACAAAGGTCTGAGTGAAGTAGTCCAATAGCACCTCGTAAGGTGCCACACATTCCCCCGAGAAGTAGAATGCAAACCGATCAATATACTCCGTATCGTGGAGGCAGTGATGCATCACACTTGCCACGTGCTGCATCGAGATCTCCTCTAGATTAGCGCCACCCCACGAATAGGATGGGTAGTGGAAAGCCAGTCTGGAGCGAGACGGACAATCAAACGGGGTGCACTTGTCGAATGCCTGCTTGAGTTTGGAGATGGGGATCATTTGCGCAGGGAGCTGCTCGAGGGTGATAGAGCGGTGAGCCATTCTGCACCTTGTCTTTTTTGCGGTAATCAAATCCATTCTGTCTGACAGTGTCAGGAAGGGTATCGTCCAAAATGGATCGCGTTGGGTCAGGTTAACAGGTAGTAGGAGTCTCATCATGCAACTACCTTCACGCACTCTCCGTCTCCGAACACTTGCAACACGTTTGAACATCAAGACATTCATCCCGCCGCGTAATAAATGCAGCCCGTCTGCGACGTCTGGGTCGCCTGGACTGAGCGGTCCGCAGCCGTCCCTTTCACGTCCACCACCAAGGGAGTTGGTAACGGAGAGCACAAAATCGCCGCCGAGATCGAGTGCGGGGCGCCGCACGGACAGAACTCGCCTTACGACCTGGACATCCCAGCGCTGCAGGAGCCCAAGGCCGATGTGAAGGAGTTGGACGGCGGTACCTTCAATACTGGGGTCAATGGTCGCGACGCACTGCGACCAATCAAGGCACACTTGGCAACCCTCCTGGACATATTGCTCGTGCTCGGCGAGGACGCGGCAGTGTCTGCAGATATTCGAGAGATGATCTCAACCCTGAACAAGAAGAAGGAGAAGAGCCCGGATGAAATCTGTGTGGCGGCGGTTAGGCAGATTGGCGCACTCTGTGTTCGGCTCAATCTCTATCGCGGGGAATTGATGTCCGCCACGCGCCGCTTCAATGTATTCGACGTACTCACGGGCGCCCCTCGCGAGGTGTCTGCGGATGAGATGTATCGTCTGGCAGTTGCATCGGGTAAGAGCCAATCCGAGGTGGCCGAGCTGCTTGGCGCCGACTATGTGAGTGCAAAAAGTGTGGTGGAGTCGCTGAGCCACCCCTTCGTGCTCGAGCCCGACCGGCTGCAGCGCGATCTGACTGGACTGGTGTCGGTGTTCAGGGGATACACGCTCGTCTTCGTGAACGAGACCAAGGGCTATTACATAATGACCATGCCTGAAACGAAGATCGAGTTTCAGCGCATCACGCGGGGGAGTGCCAGGTTCAAGGTCTCGGCGCAGTTTGGAGCATCGTAGCCAGGTAGACAGAGAATGCGCACGGTACGGCGTTTCCCAGCTGTCGGTACATAGATGAAATTGAACCGCTGAACACAAACGAGTCTGGAAACGTCTGGATCCGTGCACATTCCCGAACAGTTAGCCTCCTTTTTAGACTTGGGTGATTGTGGATGACGGGACCACCCGTCCCTCCACCACGCCCCGTGATTGTTGGCGATGGCTCGTCCCATGCAAGTTCCCGGTTCCCCAGGTATCCTGTGACCGCGCACTTGTGCTTTGTGCCTACATGCTGGATATCGGGATTGTACTCCAGTGGCAGATCGCCGATTGCATCCCGCAACGTGAGGACTCGGTTGGACGGAGACGGCCAGATCGGATCGAAGTTAACGCCATTCCGAACACCAACAATGATAACGCGTTCCCGCTTCTGCGGTACATCGTAATCCCTGATCGTGAACAGCTTGAACTTCACAGAATAGCCACACCCAGTCAGATCTGCGAGGATTCCCTTCAGGATCCGACCCGTGCCGCTCTTCTTGTCCTCTGGCGTATCATACCCACCCATGTTTGTGAGACCCTTCACGTTCTCGAGTAGGAAGTAGGACGGTTGTTTGAGGTTGAGGATGCGGAGGATCTCTAAGTACAGCATGTTCCGTGCATCCTCTGGAGCACGATATGGATTTGCCATTGAGAACCCCTGACAGGGGAACCCACCTATCAGGAGATCGCAGTCCGGAATGTCAACGAGCTGCCGCACATCCCCACAGATCGGTTTGATCCCGAAGTTGCGTTCGTACGTATTACATGCCTCTTGGTCAAAGTCATTGACAAGAACATGCGTGAAGTTGGGATTATGATGGAAGCCATAGTCAAGGCCACCACACCCTGCAAATAAGGACACGATTCTCTTGACATCTGTAGGGGGCTCCACTATAACGGTGCGAATAACCATGCGTGGCATTGGATGATGTTGTATGCATCCCACGTCAAAGTAGTTCCGTTTTTACCGCACCGCCTCCACTCCGAGCCCCGTCCCCCACTAGTTTCGTCTAAAATGGATTTGATGTCGCCAAGGAAGTACATCTTAGGTCTATCACAACAACGATATTCCTACCAACGCTCTCAACA